CTCTTCATTTTTCGGGGGGAGGGACCAGGACCCCCCAAACACAATCTTTTAAGCCATGAACGAAGAACTACAACGCTGGGAGCGCATCAAGCTGGAGTGCGAGCGCTCAATTGACCAACACGGAGCAATACTTGAAGCAGTGACGGACCGAGGGAAGCCTGTGCTCAGGAAGAATCCAGCAATCGAAACACTCCAAAAGGCAGAAGCCCAGATCGAAAAACTCAAGAAGACACTGGCTGATGGACTTGACCTGGACTGAGAACATCATTGAGAGATACTGTGTGCTGACGGAAGATGAGCACGCGGGGAAACCTGTCAAGCTCCTTGACTGGCAGAGGCACCTGATCCGTGAGGGCGAGGGCAAGCGCATGATCTGGCTCGAGATTCCGAGGAAGAACGGGAAGAGTGCCTTCATCGCCATGCTCGCAGTGGCCCACATGCTGGAGGGATTCAAGAACAACTCGAACCCCCAGGTGATCCTGGCAGCTGCAACCAGGGAACAGGCGGGAATCTTGTTTGGCTATGTCAGGAACATGATCCTCCTCAACCCACAACTCCAGAAGGTACTCGAACCCTTCCGCAAGGAGATACGACTCAAGGGCCGACCGGGCTACCTCAAGACCATCACGTCGGACGGAGGCAGCAACCACGGACTGAACCCGAGCCTGATTCTTGCGGATGAGATCCACTCCTGGAACGAGGTCAAGGGACCGGAGCTTTGGGAGGCGCTTCGCACGTCTATGGCGGCGCGGCCTTCGAAGTTTGTGGCCATCACCACGGCGGGCAGTGCTTACTCCTTCGCCCATAAGTGGCACGAGTACGCGGAGCGAGTGGCGGAGCAACCAGAGATTGACCCGAGCTGGCTCACCATCATCTACGGCGCGGGCGATGAGGAGGACCCGCACGACCCAAAGGTGTGGGCTAAGGCGAACCCGTCGCTCGGGGTGACTGTCTCGATGAAGTACCTGGAGGAGCTCAGCAATACGGCCAAGCACGATGAACCGACGCTCCTCTCACTTCGCAAGCTGCACCTCAACCAATGGGCGGGCAGCGCTCAACCCTACATTGAGCTCAGCAAGTGGCTGAAATGCCAAAGCGGCAAGCCGAAAAACCTCGACAAATGGCGTTGTTTTTTGGGTGTGGACCTTGCCGCGGTCAACGACTTCACGGCCTATGCCGTGGTGTACTTCAACGGGGAGGAGTTCTACTCTGTCCAGGAGTACCAGATCACGGAGCACGCGATGACCAAAAGACGGCAGAAGTACCCGAACCTGGTGAAGAACTGGATCAAGAACGGCCAGCTTGAAGTGGTCAAGGGTGAGGTCACTACGACGGAGCACAGAATCGCAGCGATCGAGCGCATCATGGATGAGCACCCAGTGGAGGGAATCTTCTTCGACCCCTGGAACGCTGCCGAGACGGTGGAGAAGCTACGCCAGAAGTACGGAAAGGCCTTTTGCTGGGAGGTGCGACAGAGTGCACTCATGGTGAACGAGCCCATGAAGCTCCTCTTCCGGATGGTGCAAACGCGCAAATTCAGGCACGACGGCAACCCAATCACCGCTTGGATGATCGCCAACACGAGCCTCCACATCGACAAGAACGACAACTGGACCTTTCAAAAGGACAAGGCCCCGGACCGAATTGACGGCACCGCGGCACTCATCACGGCCTTAGCTGGTTACGTTCACAACGCAAACACAGGAATTTCATCGTATGAGGAGATGGATATCATTTTTGTGTAACTTTGCAAGAGATGGCATGGTATGACCGTATTGTCCGTTCTGTGAGCGGCGTGATAAATCCGAAGCCCTGGCTCTTGAGCCTGTTCGGCGGCACCAGTACTTTGGCTGGTGAGAACGTGAGCAGCACCAACGCGCCAAAGGTGTCGGCAGTCTTCTCATGCGTGAACCTAATCGGGAACACTGTGGCCTCTCTGCCGTTCCACCTATACCGCGAAACGGACCAGGGGATGATCATGCAGATGGGGATGTTGAACGACCTCGTGAGCCGTCGACCAAATGAAAGCTACAATTCCTTCGACTTCCGCAAAGCCTTCATGGCGCAGCTCCTTCTCCGGGGAAATGCCTACATTTTACCGATGCGGAACGGCTCCAACCTTAGCGGCCTGGAGCTCCTCGACACCGACCTCGTACAAATTGACACCACAGGAGGCACCCTGAAGTACAAGGTGTGGCTGACCACTGGCGTGACCATGAACTTGGACCCAGACCAGATCATCCACCTGAAGTACTGGACCCTCGACGGCATCAACGGCGTGAGTCCTATCGTGTACGCGAAGGAGATCATCGGCACGTCGATGGCAGCAACCTCCCACATGGGTGGCTTCTACGGCAACGGCGGCATGCCCAAAGGTGTGCTCCAGCTCCAGGGAACCATCAAGGACCCGGACCGCGTGAAGGCTATCGGATCGCAGTGGGACCAGCTGAACAAAGAGAACAAAGGCCGCACGGCCGTCTTGACTGAGGGCGCTGAATACAAGCCCGTGGCTGCCAACTTCCAGGAGAGCCAGCTCATCGAGAGCCTTCGCTTCTCTGTGGAGGAGATCTGCCGCCTGTACTCTGTGCCTCCGCACAAGATCGGCCACATGGACGGCGCTGGCTATGCCAACTCCATCGAAGCCCAGAACGCTCAATTTGTGAGCGACTGCATCCGGCCCCTGGTGGAGATGATTGAGCTCGAGTTCACCAACAAGCTCCTGAACGGCAACCGCCGCTTCGTTATGGACATGAAGGCGTTGACCCGTGGAGACATCCAGACGGAAGTTCAGCGGAACGTCTCGTACTGGAACATCGGTGCCATGAGCGCCAACGAAATCCGCCGACAGGAGGGACTGCCTCCGATTGAAGGCGGGGACACTTACAACAAACCCATGCATATGGGTGACTCTAACAACTCACAAGATGGAGAAGGAAATTCGCAGCCAAGCGATCCCTCAGACGGAGGGCAAAGCTGAAGGCTACGCGGCTAACTTCCGCGAGTACGATATGGGCTCCTTTGTCGAGCGCATCGAGCCGACTGCCTTCCGCAGCCTCGAGAACTACGACATCCACGCTCTGTACAATCACGATTACGATAAGGTGCTGGCCCGAAGCAAATTTGGCAAGGGTTCATTGCGTTTAGGTGTAGATGCCGAGGGCCTTCACTTTTCGTTCGACTTTCCCGACACCGCCACAGGCAACGAGGTCCGCACCCTTGTGGGCCGCGGTGACGTAGATCAGGCCTCCTGGGCGTTCACTGTTAAGAAGGAACGCTGGGAGAACGTACGCTCCGAGAAGCCGCTTCGAGTGATCGAAGAGGTGGGCGAGATCTACGATATATCTCTCACGCCGCGAGGAGCCAACCCCACCACGAGCGTCGCTTTGCGATCGCTGGAGGAGGCTCGCACGGCTGAACTCCCTGAAGAATTAACTCAAAACCTTGAAGAAGTGGAAAACCACGAAGAAAATCAAGAAGTACGCGCTGAGCGTTTTGTCGACGCCTCAGCCGTACAGGGCAAGCTCTCAAAGAGCGAAGCTCGCGACCTGGCCAAGTTCAACCTGATCAAGGCCATCAACGAAGCACGCAGCGGCAAGCTGACGGGCATCGAGGCCGAAATCAACCAAGAAGGCCTGAACGAAAAGCGCATGCTGGGCGTTGAAGCTCGCGACATGCACGCCATCAACCTGCCGGAGATGCTTTTCAAGCGCACTCAGTCAGTCACTGGCGGATCAGGTGGCAACCTGGGCGGTGACCTCGTGTTCACGGAGCCGGGCCGCTACATCGACTTCCTGTACCCCAACACTCCGCTCCTTTCGCAAGTATCGGTAGCTGAGAACCTGGTGGGCAACGTCGACTTCCCGAAGCAGACCGCAGCCTACACGCTGAACTGGCAGACCGAAACCGGAACGGACTCAGCTCAAGATATCACCTTCGACAAGGTGACCATGAGCCCGAAGCGCGCCGTCATCACTGCCTCGATGTCAAACCAGCTCCTCCGTCAAGAGTACTCTCGCGGAATCGAGCAGCGCATCATCAACCAGCTCAACCTGTCGTTCAACAAAGGCCTCGAGAACGTGATCCTCAACGGAACGGGCTCTTCAAACCAGCCTTCTGGTATTTACACGGAGTTGGCTGCCCAGGCTTTGACCATCGGAGCAATCGACTACGCTGATTTGATCGCTTTCGAGAGCGCTTTGGCTAACGCTGATGCACTTTCTGGCAATCTCGCATACGTTACTCACCCCGCCGTTTTGGCTAAGCTGAAGCAGACCAAACTTGACGCCGGATCAGGCCGCTTCCTCGTTGAGGGCACCCTGTCTCCTGTCATGACTGCCAACGGATACAACATCCTCAGCACCACTCTGTCTCCTGTCAACACGACTCCAGCTCCGGATGAGTACGGCATGATCTTCGGCAACTGGAGCGACGTTCAGGTCGGCTTCTGGGGCGGCGCTACGTTGATGGTAGATCCATACACCAACATGAAGAGCAGCATCGTAGAGGTTTACCTCGAGCGCTTCATGGACGTGGCCGTTCTCCGCAACGCCTCTTTCGCACTGGCAACGGACATCACAATCTAAACTTGAGATGGTAGTCACGAGCGCATACACTCCAATCTCTGTCAACCTGACGGAGCTCAAATCTTTCTGCCGTGTGGACGGGAGCGCAGATGATGCGCTTCTGACCATGCTATACCAGGCAGCGGTGGAGGAGTTCAATGCGTACACGGGCTACATCTTAGGGACTGCAACTGTCACCGCGGACACTGTGGGGGTGGAGGTTTACCCTCTCCCCTACGGTCCAGCGGGTGTCATCAATTCGGTGACGGCTTATGATGAAGAGGGGACGGCCACCGTCCTGGCTCTGTACGATGACTACCAACGAATCAACGAGCAGCTCATCTTTGATGAGGTGGCTGACCGCCTCGTGATCGTGTACACCGCGGGAACCACCGCACCAGCGAAGGATATCATCCTCGCACTTTACCAGCGCGTTAAATTCGCCTACGATTACGGTGATGACCTCCCATACAACGGCACGCGCTTCTTTGACCGCTTAGCCTTCCGCTACCGCCAGAACTTCTCCTGATGCTTGATCTCCGAGTGACCTTGTACGAGCCCACCGTCACGGTGAACGCTTCGGGACAGGCCACCAAAGGGTGGTCCAGCGTTGGCACTTTTTATGCCGAGCGAGTGGTCAATGAAACCGCCGGGACGGAATCCATGCCATACGACCAGATGGTCAGTGCAGCCGTCTACATTTGGCGCCTTCGATACCCAAACACGGTGAAGCCGAACTGGAAGCTCGAATACAACTCCGAAGACTACGACATCTTGAGCGTTGTACCCGAAGGTCGGCGCCGCTTCATCATTGTGAAGACCAGGCTCCGCGACAATGGCACAAGGTAAAACCGTCTACATCAAGAGCGAGAGCGGCCGCGTCGAGAACTTCGACCAATTCCGGGCAAAGCTGCGAAATCTTTCCACACCCGATAAGATGCGATTTAAGGAGCTCAGAAGCCTTCTGATGAAGGAAGCTCAGCCCTTAGTCACAAAAGCCCGTCAGGAGGCCTATGCTGGCTCTCAGGAGCAAGCCAAAGCCGGGCAGAAGCAGCGCTCCAAGATGGGCGCCTCTTTCTA